ATGTATTGGCTGTTGAAGTTGCAGCACTTGCCGCCGTAATAGAATACGTTGTCCCAGCAGCGGTCAATAATTGATATGGCCCCGATAAAACAATCCCGCCAACAGATACGGGTGTTATATAATCAACGTAGTCCAAAACTGATGCAGTAATGTTGGAATCCGTTACGTTAACAACTTTTGAACCAGATGTGGTTGAGAATACTGGTGCAGTATTTGTTACGCTATTTTGTGGTGTAATGTTAACAAGGTTGTTCCCTGTCAAAACATTAAGGGACGATTCTGCTCCAATCCCAAGATGGTTGATGGCATTAAGATCAGCCCAACCCTTAAGTGCGCGAATAGCTGAGCCAATAGCAGAATTATAATACGCTACCCAACCGCCAAGCTTCTGAGCCAATCCAAATCCGTTTCGTTCCGGCAAAAAGCGAATCAATTGAGAAACGGAATAAGCGGCCTCATTTAAGGTTGGGGTTACGTTCGTATCAACGCCGGGTTTGAGTTTGATCGTACCAAAGGGCATGATTAACCCCTAGTTGGCGAAGCGGCGGGGGCAGGTGAATAAGACGACCAAGCGGCTGCCTCATATTTTTTGCGATTCTCTTCAACCAACGCACTGGCTTTCAAAGCCTGATACTGGCTTTCGTAGGTTTGCGCCATTTGTGGGTCGTCGTTAATACGCCCAAAGTTGCGCTGGAATGCGGAGATGTAAATCATACTTGCCATGATAAACATATCTGGCAGGTACGTTGAAATGTAAGTTGTCGTGTTTGTGGCAGAAAGCGGCGCAGACCGGACAGTGCCAGTAATAATAGTGCCGTAGTTACTGTCAGGCGTTGGCCCCACAATCATATATTGGCTAGTATTACCTGTAGTAGCAGTATCGCCCCCATAAACAGCAAAATACTGAGGTACGCCTGTCGTAGAACCTGATCCGTAAACATTCTGTATAAATTCTTTAGTAACTGGCAATAGCGGTGAAGAAACACCGGAATTAACTACTTCAAACGTCTGCGGTACAATAAACTGCGACGTAGGTAAAGTTAACGTATTGTTGTTGGAGGTAAAGGAATAAGCTGTCGTGCTAATTTGGGTAGAAAGAAAATCCAAATCACGCTGCATACGCAATTCTGCGTAGCTGATCATTTGAGGCAAAATAATCGTGAAATTGGTATCATTGGACGGAATGACGGCCATTGTGCTAATTTGCTGCACGTAACTTGAGTATGTTAAGGCCATAACTTAATCCTACGATGCCATGTCAAAGGCAGCCTTTTCTACCGCCGCAACTCTATTTGACCAACCTTTGCCAAACGTACCATACGTGGGCAAACTTTGCAAAAAGGCTAGTCTTGCTTCACAGACTCCCGTAGCAACTTCACGAGCGTTAGCCGCTTCACAAGCACTAATTGTGGCTTGGCCGATTTGTCCGTCCGCACCAACACCAAGTACCTGCTGAAGGGTTTTCGCCGCACGGCCTACCCCACTATTAACAGCCATATCAAAAGTGGCATAGTCAATGCCAAGAGGAAGTGAGTCGCCACTGATCTTATCCCAATAATTAGCCTTGTACAAAGGAGCCACGTCCTGCGGCCCCAAAGCCCTCATTTCAGCTTCAGTAACAGGATGACCAATATATTCTTCCCAAACTTTTTGGGTAACGCCAAGATTTGTCCGACCGCCGGGGTCTTTTGGATTGTCGCTGTATCCGCCCTCTGACTTAAGCACGAGGGCGAGGCATTGCTCAAAATTGTCTTTCACTGGTTATTCCTTTGGGGCGGGAGAATGCTGGTGTGAGGAGCCAAAGTAATAAGAAAGCACCAACGTCAACGCGGCATCCAAGGTTCCAAGAACCCGCGCAATCAATTCACGCATAACGTCAGGAATGGTGCTGTTTAGCAGATGCCATTGGATAAATACCCACGCGCAAATAACCACAATAGCAAGAATGCGAGGTGTCCAATCATGGGTCTGAATAGCCATTTGACGGGCTGAGTTACGGTCATCTGCCGCAATTCGCTCCAAATCAATGTCCAAAGACTTCATCTGAGTTTTAAAATCAGCATCAATCTTTTTAAGGGCTGCCAATTGGTCTCCCGTTGGGTTAGCTAAAGCAGCTTGAATGTCTTCTTCCGTACCGTCCTCATGACCAAACAAGGCACCCGACAATGCTTTTACAGCAAGACCAGCCACTGGTCCGCCAAGGGCCGTCGCAATAGTAGGGGCAACTGAACCAATCAATGGTCCAAAAGTTTTAAGAATGTCCATGTTATTTCACCGTTACCATAAGATATAAACCAATTGCACCAATGCCTAATACCAGAAAACCCACAATACTGCTAACCATAATCAAATCCTTGCGGTTTTCCTCTTGCTCTTTAAGGGCGGCGGCAGCTTGACGAGCGGCCTCCTTGCGCATTTCAATGATTTCCCGTTGTATTGCATCCCAAGCTGGGCGGCCATATTGCCCAATAAACATATTTTTTACCTGAAGTTGCATGTCTTGCGCTTTGGCTTTGACAGCAAACCGTTTTACGGCTTCCGCTTCATATTCAGCTTGGCTTTGGAATAACTTCTTCTTTTGCGGTGTTGAAGTAACAGTAACGATTTGGGCAACCTTACTAAAAAGATTGCCCACTTTTTCTGCGGTTTCCATCATGTCCCGCCCTGAATCAACGGCGGACTTGATGCTATTGTAGATTGCAGTCGCGCCAGCGATAAGGGTAAACGGGTCCATGCTAGTCCATATTATTCTGCCATTGGCGCTTCAGGAGCAACAGGCGCCGGAGCATTAGCCGCTTCAATCTGAGGCTTTGCTTGACCATGTAAAAGATTAATAAGGTCAGCAACTTCACCATAGACGCCAGCACCAAGATGCTTAAGCACAGTGTTAACGTGATCAACGGTAAGTTTAAAGTTAAGTTCAAGATTTTCCATTCGTCCTCACACTATTGTCCAATTTGATGTTCCAGAAACCACGACGGTTACGCCGTTAGCGATACTTATAGGCCCACCCGTCAACGCATTCTGAGCGGATGGTATAGTGTAATTAGTCGTGACCGTTTGATTGTTCAAGTAAAATATGCCGTTAACAGCACCAGCCGCCACAACTAATCCGTCATTGGCATAAAACATGCCGTTGCCGTCGCTGTATATGCCAACATTGTAACCCTGTGTAATTGTAACTGAGTTTGTGCCGCTTCCGGCTGACGACGCAGTTACTGTGTAGGGGCCATTGATATCATTACTGGTGGAGTTAGTAACAATCCACTGCCCACCCTCCGCAGGAAATGTGAGCGTAATATTAGCTGACAACTGACCAGTAAGCAGAATACGCATACTTTGGCATTGCGTAGACGTAAGAGTTACGTTGGAGTTGGTCAAAGCAACTGATGTGGTCCCACCAAACGCCGTATCAATCGTCGTAAAGTTAGCATTGAGTGGGATATCCCACGTTGGCGACGTTTGATTGTAAGAAGGAAGTGTAAGCTGCTTATTGGTGGTTGTCGTTGACATTACTTATCCACCTTCTGTTCAAGCCTATCAAATATTTTGTTCAACATGGCTTCAATGCGGTTTAAGTGGGCCGTTAGATCATCCTTGCTGACGTATTTTGTTGGCAAATCAACCCGTATGTCATTTATCATTTGGCGGTCACGTTTTTGCTCATTGACGATTTGAGTATAGAAATACCCTACCGCAGCAAACCCCGCCGTAATGATAATGTTAACGATTTGCTGCCAATCAAGATTCATCATGCACTCCAAGGCGGCGGTAGGTTAACGCTTGTAGGCGTGATCTGCTGTTGAATCTGTGCGTCAATGTTGGCTTCCAAAGCAGCCACTTGTTCCGCACCAAGAGCAGCCGTTGTCCAACCTTGCACCTGCGCTTCAGTAAGCTGTGCATATGGCGTGAATGGTTCACCTGCCGTGTAGGTTACGCCGACCGTACCATAGACAGAGCCAGTGTGACCATTGCCATCAGTTCCGGTTAGAACCCAGTGCACGGTGAATACAACGTCAGTTTGACCTGCATCTGAAGGATATGCGGTTAGGGTCGGGAACGACCAAGTGTAAGTGTTCGACATTAGTGAGTCTCCTCAGGAGTAGGTGCAGGCTGTACTTGTGCCTGAGCCTGTGTGCGGATCTTTTCAATTACTTCTGCAACTGAAACGTATGGTGCGTTACCCAGTGCCTGAAGGATGATGTTGATTTCATTGATAGTCAGATCAAGTGTCATTTTGAATTCCTTTATGTGCCTAATGTTGATATTGCTGCAACGCGAAAATTTAATGAACCACTTGCCAAAGCTGCCCTAAGAGCGGCTGTTGATGTTGTATATGTTCTTGCGGCTGGAGAACCATACATTGTTTTTGATGATATAACTTGTGAAGTTTGGTTAGCTAAGAAAAACAAAATATCCATAAAACCATTTGATCCATCATCACCATAAACAACAATAAAAGCGCCAGTTGATGTTTGACTTATTGTAAAAATAGTTGTTGCAGAAGTGCTTACATTTGTTGTTCCTTGACCAGCAATACCAGCACCCGGAACTTCAACTTTATTTCCAGAACCGCTTGTCTTCCCCACCAGCAGATTGCCGGAGGTGTCGATACGCATACGTTCTGTGGCGTTGTTATTACGGAAAACTATTGGCGTTGTAGTGTCGTTTGTTGTTGGTCCAAGTGCAAAAAATGTTCCCGGTGCATAATTTATTGCTGCTTGCCCGTTAGCACCAGACGCACCAATATTATATACAGTTTCTGCATATCCCGTAGAACTTGTGTTGGTGACAAATTGAGCAACATATCCAGCAGGATTTGATTTAGAAATTTCAAGCAACGCACCCGGCGAAGTCGTCCCAATACCGACATTCTGGCTGGCATCTATATACAGCGCATTAGTACCCGCCGTAGACAAGCCTAATGTCGTACTGGATGGGAAATATAAGCCAGTATTAGAAGATGATGTATTGCTTTCAGCAGGAGAAGATGCCGACCCAAGGACGTTTTGTATACCGTTTGTCCCGCTTATAATCACTGACATGATGCAGTCCTTTCAAAATCAACCGCACTTGCGGTAAAAACGGTAGGCAAATTTAGTTTACAATTATCAAAATGCCAACGATTGCCAGCGCCAATATTATACCCAATTTTTTGACAATGAGGGCATTCCCAAGGATTTTGCCGTGCTAACTGAGATAAGTTGGCTTTTTGTTCTTCTGAAAGTAACCTGCCCTTCTTCTTTGACGGGATGCCAATTTTTGAAAGTCGCATTTTTTCAATGCTTTCAGGGCGATGTTTTTTGCCCTTCATTGGGCAAGTCCTTCCCTTTGCAGCAAAGGACATATGTTGGCGGTATTTTGGATCTTTCCACAAATTTGAAACGGATTTGCTTATTTTTCCAACAGTTTCAATGGAATGAGAAATGCCTTTATTCCAACTGGCAATACCTTCTTTGTATTTGTTCCCTGTGGCAAGAGGTGGTCTACCGCCGCCCATTATCAAATTCCAACCAATTTTATCTGTTGGACGAAGTTTTTGTTCAATTTCAAAACAATAATCTTCTTCAGCAATCAAAATTTGCTCTTTAATTAAATTTTCCCAACCATATTTTTCAATGGCAAAATTAAGATGCCTGTTTTCTCTTTTACGAAAATGCTCTTCCATGCGTGTTTCAAAACGGGAAGACACGCCAATATAGCCCTGAGTCATCAGGTCTGTATGGTCAGCGCATCTAATCCAATAAACGCAGGTAACAGCCATATTATGCTCCTACCTTGGCTTTAAGGGCGGTGATTTCAGCGGCTTGGGCGTCTACTTTGGCGGATAGTTCTTGCAAAGCCGCAACAAGATGCACGACAATCTTACTGTAATCTACGCCTTGATATTCTGGTTTACCGTTAGCATCCACAGCGTCTTTTGCACCGCTCACCGCTAAAGGAATTACTTCAGCAAGTTCATGCGCTATGAAGCCTTCACCCGCAGATTTATCGCTGATCCAATCATAATTGACAGGCTTAAGAGCAGCTATGGTTGCCAAGCCAGTCGACATTGGCGTGACGTTTTCTTTCAAACGATAATCGGACGAAGTATTAAACAAAGTTGTAGTTGTAGTTGATTGAATTGATCCAACCACACCATTTGTTACGTTACCAAACCGCCAATGGTTCCCGGTCCCAGCAGCAGCAAATATACTGTAACAACCACTGCCATTTGGCGAAGACAAAGAAAGGCCGCTTCCACTGTACGTTGTGGCCCCCACCAGCAGATTGCCAGAGGTATCAAGACGCATAGCTTGTGTTGAATTAGTTCCAAAAACTAAATTGTTTGAACCTGTTCCAATAATTGCAAAATCAGACGCATTTCCAGTTGAAAGAATGGCTTTCATTGACCCAAAATAAGTGGCGGTAGTATTATCAGCATAAAATACTTGATAACCACCATTTGTCGCTGTGCTAGTTAAACGATTAATTTCTGCTGCCGATGTATAAACATGCAACCGTGAAGATGGCGAAGTCGTCCCAATACCCACATTCTGAGACGTATCAATCGTCATTGCGGTGAAACCCGCGGATTGAATGTTCAATGCAGTAGAAGCGGCACTGGTAATGGTGTTACTTGTAATGGATGAGCCAAAGGTTACGCCGCCCGTGGAACCAAGCGTCATGTTAACCGTACCAGAAGATGGTTCTTGGATAACTGTTGTTTTAAGAGTTGCGGCCATGAATTAGGTTCCTGATGTGGATGCAAGCAAATAATACGTCGTGCCACCAATGTTTATGGCAATTTTATTGGTTACCGTATTGGTTGACGATGAAGATACTGCTGTGGATGCTAAAACTGTGCCTGTAGCCGCTGGCAGGGTTAGCGTATTCGTACCCGCCACAGCCGTTGGTGACAGGGTGATTTGCCCAGACGAAGAACCATTTAAAGTGACGTTACCCATTATGCTGCCTCCGCCAGATGTTGGCCGTGATTAGCAAACTGCCCATGCAATTCCATACGTTTCACCTTAGCAAATTCTACAGCTTTATCCAAGTCTTTAAACCGTTTCCTAATGGATTTACCATTTGCGTACAGACTAACAAGCCACAATTGGCAAAATTCATCCCAAACAACATTTTTATAACCGCTGGAATTATTTCTGCTTATTTTGGAATTTCTTGCATTTTCTGAATGAGTAGCCAACCGTAAGTTTTCTATCCGGTTGTCCAGAGCACTTCCATTAATGTGGTCTATTTGCGTATTTGGTGGAATTTCACCATTAAAAATTACCCAAACAATTCTGTGAAATTGAAATCGTTTATTATTTACACCAACCGTTTTCCGGTCGTTACTAATTGTGCCAGCTTTTTTGCCAGCCCATTTTGTGTTCCATTTTTGGGGCATGTCTAAGCGATTTTTCCAAAATAATTGACCATCAACATAGTCAAACATTTCTTTTGCCTGTTTTTGAGTAAGATCATTATACATCATACCACGGTCCATGTTGAAGATGCTGGAATAGTGATTGTGGCGGAAGAAGAAATGGAAACTGGGCCAAATGTTCCTGAGTTAGTATTCGCAGGAATTGTATAACTGCTATTAATCGTATTTCCATTTTGCCAAAAAATCTGGTCAGTTCCGCCGCCTGTTGCGCCACCCAAACCGGACCACGCAGTTCCGTTGTATCCTTCAAATCCAGCGGTTGAAGAATTAAACCGCAACATTCCGGTTTGACCCGTTGGCTCCTGAGCCGTCGTACCCACCGGAAGAACAATAGCCCCGGTGGTTGGGAATGACACAATACCCGTCGTAGCGATGGATAGAGCCGTTGTCGCGCCGTTATTGCCAACTTTCATCAAAATAGAATCGGTTGTTCCAACGCCGGACGTTGACTGCAAAGTTAATGAAGATGATGCCGCAGAACCACCATACAACACTGGAGACGTAGCGCTTGTCAGCGTTGCTGAACCCGTTGTGATGTTTACACTGGCAATTGTCGTTGTTCCAGCAGATGAAACCGTCATTGCATCGGTTGCGCCGTTATTTACCACAAAGTGGATAGCGTTGGCTGTTGTTGTACCAATAGCAAGATCTGCAGAAGCGGAATCAAGATAGACGGTGTTTGCGGCATTAAACGCGCCTGAACCCGTAAATCCTGATGAGTTCATACCAAACTCACCAAAATACGTTGATGCCGTACCAAGGTTATTGGAAACAATAATGTTTGTGGAAGCCGTCGCACCAGAATTGGTGTTTTGCATAACCTTCTGGTTGTACGAATTTACTGATGACGTAAACGACTGAAAAATGTTGGTATCAGAATAACCCAAGGTTCCGTAAGCGTATGCACCTTGCGACAAAGATCCGGTAATGGTCCCGTTGGCTACATAAAATGACGATGTTACTGTACCTGAAAGTGTAGGCGAAGAAGAATAAGAAGGAGCAACGCCCACACCGCCAGAGACCAATATGCTTCCTGTAGCAACGTCTGCAAGTTTGGATAATGCAGTGGTCCCTGAAGCATAAAGAATGTCGCCTATTGTATAAGATGATTGACCCGTACCACCGTTAACCGCGACAAGCGTACCTGCGACCGTAATAGCACCCGTTGTGGCAGAAGATGGGGTAAGCCCAGTTGTACCAAATGAAATAGATGAAACTGCGACGGTTGAAGGATTTGCCCAAGATGGTGCGCCGCCTGTTGTCGCGACCAAAACTTGTCCCGTAGTTCCCGTTCCCGTTACACCGATCGCGCTTGATCCGTTGCCGTAAAGAACGCCGTTTGCAGTAAACGTAGTTGCTCCAGTTCCGCCGTTACCAACTGTTAACGTATTGGTTAAGGATAATGTTCCTATGGCGGTAGTAGATGTGCTTAAGAATGTAGCGTTACCGTTAGATGCAATTGTAAGTGCCGTCACAGCACCGTTATTGCCTGTTTTAAAGACAATGTTGTCAGTTGTGCCAACACCTGTCGTTGATTGAAGCGTTAATGACGAAGACGCCGTTGTGCCACCATAATAAGACGCGGCTGTTAAAGATGTAAGTGTTGGTGTTGCAGAATATGCTGGTGCGGTTCCAGTTCCCGCAGAAACAAGCACTTGCCCTGTCGCAACAGCGGCCAATTTAGACAATACAGTTGTGCTTGATGCGTAAAGAAGATCACCAATTGTATAAGATGATTGCCCTGTACCGCCATTTGCTGCAATTAATGTACCAGCAACAGTAACCGCGCCAGTGGTTCCCGTGTTTGGCGTCAGACCAGTGGTTCCAAACGTAATAGATGTAACACCAGCCGTTGACGGAATGGTTGACGACCACGTTGGCGCACTGCCCGACGTTGCAATAAGCACCTGACCCGTAGCACCAGCCGCAGTAACACCCATTGCAGTAGATGATGAACCATAAACTACGCCATATTGCGTTAATGCTGAAGATTGGCCCGTACCACCCGACGCTACTGGTAACGTACCCGTCGTTAGAGCAGACGTAGATGTAGCATAAACTGCTCCGCCAGACGTAAATGACGTTAATCCAGTACCACCATTTGTCGTGGCTAAAGTACCAGCCAAAGTAACTGCGCCAGTTGACGTTGTATTTGGCGTAAATCCAGTTGTTCCAGCAGAAAACGACGTTACGCCGCTATTAGCAATGCTAATTGTTCCAGAACCGTTAGTAATGCTAATACCAGTACCCGCAGTAAGCGTGGAAACTGAATAATTAGTTCCATTACCAATTAAAAGTTGACCATTAGTTGGCGTAGAAGTTGCGCCCGTACCGCCATTAGATACACTAAGTGTACCACTGAGTGTTATAGAACCTGTAGTTCCAGACGATGGCGTAAAGCCCGTGGTTCCGGCGGAAAATGATGTAACGCCTGTATTGGCAATTGTAATAGAACCAGACGCATTGGTGACACTAATGCCTGAGCCAGAAGATATTGTAGCAAGAGTATAGTTGGTTCCGTTACCAATAAGTAATTGGCCGTTTGTAGGCGCAGTTGTTAAACCAGTACCACCCGCTCCAACGCCAAGTGTGCCACCCAAAGTAAGTGTGCCAGAGTTGGTGATTGGTCCACCAGTAAAAGTAAGTCCAGTTGAACCACCTGAAGCGTTAACACTTGTTACAGTACCCCCACCGGATACTGTTGCCCATGTTGGGTCTGCACCAGCGCCATTTGTCTTTAAAAGTTGCCCACTTGTGCCGGGAGAAAGACCAACCCATCCACCAGAGCCACGAAATACAAGTTCACCCTGCGTATTGCCAATAACTGCGTCAAGAATAGCTGATAATGAAACACCAGACGGAACCGCAGACCCAGACGAGTTGTTGGCTAATATTGTAAATGCAGATGTTGGGGATAATGAAATTGTGCGGTTAGCTGTTAAATCACCACCGCCAGATAACCCTGTGCCGGATAAAATTGTAATAGATGAGGCAGCCGCGCCAATAGATGATGGCGTAATTGTGGAACTAAATGCAGACGTAATGCGTCCATACGAATCAATTGTGATTGTTGGAGAAGTTGACGTAGAGCCATACGTTCCCGCAGAAACGCCGCTTGTGCTTAATGAAATTGTGCCAGTAGTGGTTATCGTACCTCCAGATAAACCAGTACCAGCCGTAACAGACGTTACACTTCCAGAGCCGTAACTTTGTGCCTTCACAAAGGCGGTCGTGGCAATCTGTGTGCTGTTGTCTGACGACGTTGCAGTGGGAGCCGTTGGCGTTCCCGTGAAATTAGGTGAGGCAAGTGGCGCAGCGGCCAACATTGTCATGACTTGGGCAGTCGTAAGGTCTAATGGTTGCGCACTGCCGCCCGTGTTATTGCCCTTAAGCGTATTGGCATTCATTTGGGCAAGGTATGTATTAGTCACGCCATTGTTATTGAGACCAATTGTACCCGTTGTTGTGATAGTTCCGCCAGAAAGGGGCGATTGAGCCGTAACAGACGTTACCGTGCCATTATTAGCATTAAGATTAGCAATCTGCTGCGCTGTTGCACGATATGAGGTGCCGTTCTGCACAACTTGAAGCTGAGACGATCCACTGAGGTTCGTAACTGACGGCAGGTTTGGGATAGTTACGTTGCTCATGCCAGCGGCCCTGTCTGAGGTATCTGCGAATAATTGTACGGCACACCAACTATAGCAGTTTTAACCAGTGTTGTAGACCCCAAGATACTACCAGAAGCTACGTTTT